TCAAACAGCTCATGCGATATGCGCTCGATTCCATCTACTGGGGACATTCGCTCATCGAATTGGGCGACCTTTGCACTGACGGCGACGGCTGCATCTGTTATTCGGATGTGAAGCTTATTCCGCGTAAGCATGTCATTCCTGAATATGGGCGTGTCATAACCGACCTCGGACAGGACTGGACTACAGGTATAGACTACCGCCAGCCGCCTTTTTCGGACTGGCTCATTGAGGCCGGCAGACCTGACGACCTCGGGCTGTATCTCAAGGCAGCTTCACAGACTATCCCCAAAAAGAATATGCTGGCTTTTTGGGATACCTTCGGGGAAATATTCGGAATGCCCATGCGTATAGCACGCACCACCTCGCGCGACCAGAAAGAAATCGACCGCCTTGACAAGATGCTGCGTGAAGCCGGAACCGCTCTCTCCATGGTGGCAGGAATGGAAACCGAAATCGAATTTGTGGAAAGCGGCAAGGGAGATGCATTCAATGTCTATGACAAGCGCATCGATCGGGCCAATTCCGAACTGTCAAAGCTTATCATCGGACAAACGATGACCATTGAGGACGGAAGCAGCCTCTCACAGTCTGAAACGCACCTTGAAGTGTTCCAGAACCTCGTGGAAAGTGACTGCGACATGCTGCGGGATATAGTGAACAACCAACTCATTCCGCGCATGGTTCGTCACGGTTTTCCTGTCAAGGGACTGCGTTTTGATTGGGACTACTCCATTGACTACACTCCCGAACAGCAGAAAGCCTACGAAGAAATGGTACTGCAGCACTACAAGGTGAAGCCACAGTACTTTGAGGAAAAATACGGCATTCCGTGCGAGGAGAAGGAACCGAAGGAAGAGCCGGACCCGGCAGATCCGAAAAAGAAGAAAGACGACAAACAGGCTGGAACGCTATCCCGTTTTTTCGACTGAGCCCCGAGGATTATTCGGGGCTGCATCTACGCTACAGTTCATTGCTTGGCAATCATACCCTCCAACTCTCAAAAGAGGACGAGGCAAAATTGATGCGTGACAAGCTTACAGAGATGTTCGACCGCATGATGAAAGCCCTGTTCCGGGAGCAGGGGGCAAACCTTGAAATCAACATACTGGCTTCAGAAGAGGCGCAGGACTTTATAGAGACGCACGCCTCCGTCCTGGACTCTTCATTCCGGCAGGTGGAGATGTCCGAGGCCATGCGAGGGCGCCTGCAGAGGTCGGATTATATATTCTCAGGCCTAAAGACGTTCCATGAACTGAACGAAGCCTTCCCCTCCCTGCTGGATGAGAACGGCAATCGAAAAACGTTCGAACGCTTTTTGAACGATGTCCGGAAGATAGACGAAACCTATAATCGGGGCTACCTCCGGGCAGAGTACAACTTTGTGCAGGCTTCGGCGACTATGGCCGCCAAGTGGGAACGGTTCGCAGAAGACGGGGACCGCTACAACCTCCAGTACCGGACGGCCGGGGATGGCAAGGTTCGCCCGGAACATGCCGAACTGCATGGGGTAACACGACCTATGGCAGACCCCTTTTGGGAAGAGTATTTCCCGCCAAATGGATGGAACTGCAGGTGCACCGTAGTCCAGGTACGAAAATCCAAATATCCGGAAACGCCCTACGATGAGGCAATGGCATTGGGCGAGTCAGCCCTTCAAAGGGACACCAAAGGCATCTTCCGGTTCAACCCGGGAAAAGAACAGAAGACCATGCCGGATTACAACCCATACACCATCAAAAGGTGCAGGGATTGTGATATGGCCAAAGGGAAACTTAAACTGGCCTTCGTTCCGGACAACGAGCTGTGCGCCGCCTGCAAAATACTGCAAAAATGCGCCGGAGACCGGGAAAAGTCCGCACGAGCTATCGAACGTATCCATTATCTGCATGAAATGGAGCCTCTACTTCAAAAGAAAGTGGAAAAGAACATAAATGGCAAGGACTTGAATATCGGCTTTACCAAAGAGGGCAACAAGCACTTGTTCTCCGACACATTCGGACGGACACGCATCGTTTCCAAGGAGGACTTGAAGAACCTGGATTCACACCTTGAACGTGCCGAATATGTGGATGATTCCGCATTGACTCACCCAAGGACGGACAATGTGGAACACTTCTTCTACTTCAAAGTTAAAATCAATGGAAAATGGGTAAGGCTTAATGTTGCCAAAGAAGTAACAAGAAGGGATAACGGTTATATCCGCATAAAATACTTTTTATACTCAGTAAATGATATAATAGTAGAATAAAAAAAAACAAAAGCACCAAGGGCGACACTTTGGACTAAAACGCCTGCTCGTCATTCCCTCAATGCTTCTGTGTTTGCAAATATACAAAACATTTTTTAATCCAATTGCTTATGAACAAGATTCTTTCATTTTTGAAACAAAGTAACCGCTACAAACACCTGGTAGGCGGTTTTATCGTGGGGCTGCCAGCCCTGACACCGTACGCGGCCTTATACGCAGCCGCCATCGCAGCCTCCTCGCTGGAGCTCAAAGACAAGCTCCGGGGCGGTCGTTGGGACTGGACGGACTGGACACTCACCGTGACCGGAGGAGCAATCGCCGCATTGATTTTCCTCGTTATCTAACAAGGGGACTGGCTTTTATCCGTACCTTTGCACCCCGGTGGAGCTTCCTGATAGTCCGTGTGGTCTATCGCGGGTACAACAATGCGAATGCGAATGGCGGCGTGTCGAATGCGAATGCGAATAACGATGCATCGAACTCGAACACGAATGTCGGCTCCCGTCTGGAAATCTAACAATCGGCGTACAACACCGGGGACGTGTCCCCTACCGTGGTGCCGAGGGAAGCAAGCCACAGCAAAAGCGCACAGGTGCGGAAAGCTGAAAAATCACGCGTCGGGTGGAGTTTGGTAGGCTCAAGTCAGCTCGAAGAAGTCAGACCCGGGGAAAGGAAGGCCCTTATCTTCCGTTTGTAAAACAATCAAAAAAAACGATGCTATAATGCACAGGCAAGGATATATAGTGGAAGAGATTGCCGATTATTCCAATATGGCGGAATCGTTCAACCAGGTCCTCCGTGGCTCCAAACGAAAAAAAAGCCGCCAGGGACGTTACCTGCTTGCGCACAGGGAAGAGGTGCTTCAGGAACTTACCGGAAAAATCAAGACGGGTACATTCACCGTCAAGGATTACCGGGAGAGGGAAATCGTGGAGGGTGGAAAAATGCGACGTATCCAGATACTCACCATGAAGGACCGCATCGCCGTCCACGCAATCATGGCCGTAGTGGACAGGCACCTGAAGAAACGGTTCATCCGTACCACCTCAGCCAGCATCAAGAACCGCGGCATGCACGACCTCATGGAGTACATACGCCGCGACATGAAAGAAGACCCGGAAGGAACACGCTACTGCTACAAATTCGACATCTCCAAGTTCTATGAGAGCGTGGGGCAGGATTTCGTAATGTATTGTGTCCGGAGGGTATTCAAGGACAAGAAACTCATCGCCATGCTTGACAACTTCGTAAGGCTCATGCCGCAAGGAATCAGCATCGGGCTGAGGTCGTCGCAAGGGTTGGGCAACCTGCTCCTGTCTGTTTTTTTAGACCATTATTTGAAGGACAAGTACGGCGTCCGCCATTTCTACCGCTATTGCGATGACGGCGTGGTACTCGGTGACGCGAAATCAGAATTGTGGAAGATTCGTGATGCCGTCCACTTCCAGGTCACACAAATCGGGCTTACCGTAAAGCCTGATGAACGTGTATTCCCGGTGGACGAGGGCATAGACTTCTTGGGATATGTCATATACCCCGACCATGTGCGCCTACGCAAGCGCATCAAACAGAAGTTCGCCCGAAAAATGCACGAGGTCAAATCGAGGAAAAGAAGGCGTGAACTGGTCGCTTCCTTCTATGGGATGGCCAAGCACGCCGACTGCAATATGTTGTTTAATAAATTAACAGGCAAAAAAATGAGATCATTTAAAGACTTGAACGTTTCCTACAAGCCGGAAGACGGCAAGAAACGTTTTCCCGGCTCCGTGGTAAGCATCCGGGAATTAGTGAACTTACCCATCATCGTGAAGGACTTCGAGACCGGCATCCGCACCGAACAGGGCGAAGACCGCTGTATCGTAGCCATCGAGATGAATGGCGAGGCCAAGAAGTTCTTCACCAACTCGGAAGAGATGAAGAACATCCTCGCGCAAGTGAGTGAAATGCCGGACGGATTTCCGTTTGAGACCATCATCCGGACGGAAACTTTCGGCAAAGGTAGAACCAAGTATGTATTCAGCTGATGAAAAAAGTGGAAGGAAACACCGGGGTACGGTTGCTTGAATGCATAAACCCCATTAAAAACAAATGGCGTGTCCGATGGGACGTGCAGCCGGGAGAGAACGGATCGGCCACCTACATGGAAGAGGAGTTCGACCATCGACCCACCGAAGACGAGATACGCTCCACGGTCATAACATGGCACAACCGGGAAACTGACAAGGATATCCTATCAGGTTTCACCTACGAGAATGTCCCGGTATGGTTGTCAAGCGAGAACCAGTTCAACTACAAGGCAGCCTACGACCTTGCCGTGCAAACAGCAGGGGCGACTCTTCCGGTCGTGTTCAAATTCGGGACGGACACCGAACCGGTCTATCGCGAGTTTGCTACACTGGAAGACCTGACAGACTTCTATACGAAAGCCATGCAGCATATCCAAAACACGCTGGCCGACGGATGGAAAAAGAAAGATGTATTTGATTTGTCGCTATATGCGGTAGATTAAAAAAAGCCTTCGGGGGTAAGGCTGTAAAAAAAGCCCCCGGCCTGTTAAAACAGTCGTCTCACTTACTATTAAACACAACGCACCCAAATGGAGCGCGGCCGGGGGCAATGCCCTCATGCCACCCCATTTGGGTGTTTTCGTTGTTGTTTAATAAGTGAGACAGTGCAAAAGTACTAATTTTTGTTGAATATGAAAGTAATTGAGATACTGAAATTGAATAAAGGAATGCTGAAAACATGCCGGAAAGTGGGAATCCGGATGGAAGACGTACAGTATATCGAACTATACAATGACTACAACAGGCTGTTGGACGAAGGCGAAAAGGTTTCCTACATCGTGGCAGTACTGGCCGAACGTTATAATGTTTGCGAGCGAAAGGTATACACGCTCATCAAACGGCTGCAAAGCGACTGTAACCCGTTTGCAGTGTAATGGGACAGCCTCCCCATTGAAGAGGGATAACGGCGCGGTACCTTTGCAGGGTATCAAAACGACACACCATGAACAAGTATTATCAAATCCTGAAAAAGGTACTTGCCGACGGCAAGACACAAAAAGGCAGAAAAGGCGAAAGCCGTTACCTACTGAACGAGACGGTAACGCTGTCCCCTGCGGAACTGCTCGATATTTTCGAGGGACACAATATCGCACGGAAAAAGCTCAGAAGCGAACTGTCGCTCTTCATGAGCGGGGAAAGACAGGTTGAGAAATACCGGGAAGCCGGGATAAACTGGTGGGACTACTGCGGCTCCATCCTCGTGAACTCCTACCCTACCTATTTCGAGAAGCTGCCACCTCTGATTGGCAAAATCAACCGGGAAAAACGAAGCAGCAAGAACTACGTGCTGTTCCTCGGTTCGACCGGCACGGAAAGCAACCAGGCACCATGCCTCAGCCTCGTACAGTTCCAGATCGAACAAGGCGAACTGGTCCTGACGGCCTACCAGCGTAGCTCGGACGCCAACCTCGGATTACCGGCGGACATCTATCACCTGTACCTTATATCCCGGCAAATAGAACTACCCCTGAAATCCATCACAATCAACCTCGGCAACGTGCATATTTACGAGAACAACGTCACACGCACACAAGAACTGCTTGCCGGAAATCCTAACGTAAAATTCGAATTGAACGTATGAAAAAGACGTATCTGTCAGCCCCGCTGCCATTCGTGGGCCAAAAGCGCATGTTCGCACGCAAGTTTATGAAAGTATTGGAACAATATCCGGAAAGCACGGTATTCGTTGACCTTTTCGGCGGTTCCGGCCTGTTATCACACATCACCAAACGATGCAAGCCGGAAGCCACGGTCATATACAACGATTTCGACAATTACCACAAGCGGTTGGAAAACATCCCAAGGACAAACCGGCTGATCGCCGACCTGCGTGCCATGGTAGGGAATTCCGTTCCACGGCACAAGACCATAACCGGAGAACTGCGTGAGCGCATCTTCAGCCGTATCCTCCAAGAGGAGCACGAGACCGGTTACGTGGACTTCATCACCCTGTCCTCCTCTTTGATGTTCTCCATGAAATATAAACTGAACGTACCGGAGATGCGGAAGGAAGCCCTTTATAACAACATCCGGAAAGCGGACTATCCGGAGTGCACGGATTATCTGGAGGGGCTGGAAATCGTCTCCTGCGATTACAAGGAGCTGTTCAACCGGTACAAAAACACGCCGGGCGTGGTGTTCCTGGTGGACCCGCCGTACCTTTCCACCGACGTGGGTACTTACAATATGAGTTGGCGTATGTCGGATTACCTCGACGTGCTGAACGTGCTATCCGGGCATCCGTTCGTCTATTTCACCTCAAACAAATCCTCCATCCTGGAGCTGTGCGAATGGATCGGGAAAAACAAAAACATCGGCAACCCGTTCGAGGGATGTACCCGGATGGAGTTCAACGCCCACATAAACTACAGCTCATCCTACACGGACATGATGCTGTTCAAAAAAGAGGCTGCCTGACGGCGTTTCTTTGCCCCCTGTTGAAATAGAAAGCCTCCGGCGGTAATTTGTCCGCCGGAGGCTTTACTGTCCGAACATGGCCGTTTATCGAAGCCGTTTGAAGGCCACGCACGAATACACCTCGATATTTTCCACGATCTCCTCGTGGTTGTGGTTCGTCTGGCTCTCCACAAGGTCAAATGCCATGAAAGTATCGCCATCCATGCACGAGAGCCGCTCATGTATCAGTTCCGGCAGGTCAAACACCTCCAACGCCTCTTCCTTGAACGGACTGCCCTCGTTGGCTGCACCGGCCCAGTCCGTCACGATATGCAGTTTCACTTCCGGTTCGGCCCGATATTCCACCCCGTCCACAATCGCGTTCCAGCGTATCGGGCAGAACTCCACGAACACGGCAGGGCGTTCCCAATTCTCCTCCTGCTCGATAAACTCCACATTGTGGTTCCACAGGTCGATGTGTTTTATCAAGCCTCCGCCCACCTCCTTCAGCTCCTTGCAGAGCATATTATAAAGTTCCTTTCTCATTTCCGTCTTATGTCAAATTCAACATTGAAATATTCCGTTATATTTTCCTCTATGATTTCACGGACAGCCTTCTCCACTTCGGGAGAAACCCCCAAGAAACGCCTTCGGGGAATCTTGATCATGCTGCCCTCCTTTTTCAAGGCCATGAGCTTCCAGAACTCCGCCTCGCCGGTCAACTGCACGGTACGTTTGTCCTTGCGTTTCTCTCCATTCTTCCTGCGTCCGAAAGAACCGGTCGCCTCGTAGTATTTATGCCAAAAGTAACGCTTCATCTTTTTTGTCACCCTTATCTCCCCGCCGTCATTGTGAATGGCCGCATACGAAAGGTCGGTGTAAAACGTGATGCTGTTCTCCGTGGTCCGGCTGGAAACGCTCCGCCTGAGCCGGCCGGTATCTATCAAAATAGAACCTCCGGGACGTGTCGGGCTTTTACGCCGCTGCCATGCCTCGGAGAAAAAAGCCTGACGCTCAAAATTACGGTCGAACTCATCTGTCATCTCCACCCGGATATCCTGCAGGATCCGGGCGATTATCTTCTGCACGTCCTTGTTCATAGTCATCGTCATTAAAGAGTAAAAGCTGGCGGGTCTCCTCGTCAGCTATCTTCTTGCTCGCATCCGCGCTCGCGTTGAGTATATTGTAGAATGTACGTTCGGTAACGGCATATACAGGATATACGTACCGCCGCCAGATCTCGCGGTTCGGTACACCGCGTTTGGCATATTGGTCGTATATCCTGTTTATCTCCTCCACACGTTTCTCATAACTTACTCCGCGTCGCTTTGCCATCGCTTACTCCTTCTTTGGATTATATGGTTGAATATCCAGTTCCATCTTCGCGCTCACTATCACCCGGCCGCTGCCGCCACACTGGGGACAAGCCTCCTCGGTAATATTCACTTTCTTTTTTCTGAAAATCCGGGAAGGAAGTTCGGTCGTTCTCTGTACGACACCCGTGCCGCGACAAGCACGGCACAAGGCTACTTTGGGGCTCTTCTCTACATTCTGTATCATACTCTTCATTTTTAGGATTCTGTCATACCCAACGGGATGGGCTTCCACATCCCGTTATTGTCTCTTATCTCAGCTCTGATGAACTGCTTGCTCACCTCCGGCTGGTAACTCTCCTCGATGATGCGCACGCCTTCCATGAAACGCTCGTCACCGGTTTCCATCGCTACCTTGCGCAATTGAACGATGCGCGAGGCTTTCAACGTACCTTTGGCATCACGTGCCAACAGGCGGAGAACCATGCTCACCAGCGCCTTGGTCTTTTCGTCCTTGGCGAGGCTTTCGATATACTCCTTCACAATGGCAATTCCGTCCTCCACCGTATCGCGGTAACCGTCTGTCACATACACGCCCAACGTGATACGCTTGCTTCCCTCGCTGTTGGTGAATGTGTGACTGCGCTGATCGTCCTTTGCTTTCGTCTTGAACAGGTCGGACTTCATTTCAAGGATGGTCTTGAAATTCTCCATCACCGTCCGCTTGCTCTCCTTGATGCGCTCGCTGATACCCAGCAACACCGGAATAGAGCGTTCGATCTCCTCGTCCACCATCTGCTTATACATCTCGCGGTCGGCTCTCGCCTTCTCTTCCGCGACTTTCTTGGCTTTCGCCTGACGGAAGGCATCAAACTCCGCCTTCTCGGTTTCCGTCATTACGACGGTCTGGTTCTTCTCTTCCATAATTCAAATCGTTTTTGTTGTTAATCCATCAATTCTCATACTCCTCACCATAATCTGGCGTTTCCAACTCGCTTTCCAACAGGGCTTCCTCATATTTCTCATAAGACCACTCGTTCAGCCTGTTGAAAAACTCTTCCCGATCATCCCGGTCCATTTCCGGGAACACGTCAAGTATCTGGTTCTTGACATTCTCAAGCAGTTCATTAAATCTCTTATCCATATCCGTCAATTTTTAGGGGCTTTGGTGTCTATGAGCATATAGGTCACCGCCGCCGGTTGTTTTACTTCCTCTTTCTTTTTTTCCTTGAGCCCGCCCTTGCGCCGGATAGAGCGCAGCTTTACAGCCAGTTGTTCCAGTTCGTCCGAAGAGATTTGACTGAACGCCTTTCCCGCAATCCGGGGATTCCGGCAGAAGTCATTGACACGCGCCCAGTCCGAAGTGTCGATTCCCATTTTTTGCATGAGTCTCAAACACACGCTGCGCCAATATTTAAGTTCCTCCTGCATCTTCTGACGACGCTCGTCCACACCGGCCAATTTCTCCAATCCCTCACAACAGGTCTTATATTCAAGCCTCGTCATTTCACGAAGACTGTCTGTCCGGTTCCATGTATACTGCAACACGATGGACTTCTTGAACTCTTCCCGGTCTCCGTTGAACGGCAGCTTGTTGAACAAAGCGTAAAACCGGGCGAAATTGGTTACTTCCTGTGCCATATCATCCTTTCACTTTTTTCTCCACCGAAAGGATAGCCAGACTTATCATCATAAGTTTTACAGACTGACTGTCCTCCTCAAGCAAATCAATATCCGCAACCACAGGCTCACCGCTCATGGCATTCCATACTTGCTCTACCTCTTCCGTCTTCTTTTGGTTCATCAAAAAGAGATACGCATCATACTCGGAACGATCAAACTCAAATACGACCTGAACTTTCTGTTTTTCTTCCATAGTTCCTATCATTTATTGTTTTCTTTCTTCGTTACTTCATATCCTTTTTCTTTAAGATACGTTGCCACATAATCATCATTGCCAAGGTCATTCAGCACATCAAAAAGATAACTTGACACATACCCTGCAACGGCATGTGCCGATGCATAATCAATTTTTTCAGAGATAAACTCCACCTTCTTGGTTCTACCCAATCCTCGAAATGCTTTTTCAATGTCATTCATAATTCTATATTTTAAACTGTTATTCAAACAATACTTTAATGCCGCATGAACTCGCCACGTCAAGTTCCAGCTTCGCGCCTTTACTCAGTTCCCAGTCCTTCAGCATATAGATATACTCACAATCCAGAAGCAGGGCGATATCCGCCCGCATGTGCTCTCTCCAATGGGCCTCATCCGGCAGCCCGTTCTTAAAAGGATTGACCGGGGAAAAGCCCATATTTCTCAAATTCTGTTCCGCATTGGCAAACGCACCCTTGCGCTCGTCAATGTTATAGTGGGCTATTGCCCCGCTGATGTAAACCTTGTCTTTTTCCATATCACAAATTATTACTCGTTTGAATGATTCCTTCTTCCCACACCACATAATAGCTGCCGGCCTCACCGATGGCACGGCCTTGACAATACGCCTTATAACCGACCACCCGGATCTTCATGTCGCAGATATAACGCAAACGGATCGCACCGCCTCCCATCGGCTGGCTCTTCTTTTCCTGGCTGATCCAGATGAAGCACTTTTTCGGAAAACGCTTCATCAAGGCTACCGCATCCGGATACTCCCATTCCGACACCTGATACGAATCCACGATGATAAACTTCGGGGATTTCGGCTTCTTTAATCGGTCTATCAGTTCCTCATAGGTCTCGTCCACAACCACACGGAACTTACCTTGCACCTCGTTCATCTTCAAATATTCCATACGGCGTTGGAATGTCTGGTTCACGCCCTCTTCATAACTCAAGTACAACACAAGGCCGTATTTGCACAGTTCCTTGCTAAGCTGCATCACAAAGCTGCTCTTTCCGCTGGCACTGGCACCGCTGATGAACCAGGAGGCATTCTCCGCAGGGAACCCGAAAGGCTTGTTCCATTTCTCGCCCCACGGCAACGTCACCCATTTCTTGGCGGCTATGTCTTTCGGACTATATGCTCGTTTCATGACTCTTTTTCTATTGATTCAATCCTATATTTCAGAAACCCTTTGATGATATGCGGAGGATGGTGTATCGGGCAGAATTGCCCTACGTAAAGCCCCCAATACGGGACATAAGCATCTTTCCATATTTCATTTTGAAATGGTCCGGCTTCCTCCACAAGACCACCTTCATTTACTTTGAGCCATAACAGGTCTTGGCCTTTGTCCTCTAAAACTATCTTAACCATTTCCTATGCCATTTTAAGTTTCTCTATCTCGGTATATACTCGCCTCAGACCTCCACGTGTCTTGCGTACAATCTGCGCTATATCCGCACCTGCCGGGGCATTTACTTTAGCCACCGTCTGAGCTTGGGCATTCAAAAACGCCTCACGCTCCTTGCCGTCATCAGGTGTCACCTTGCTGTAACGGTCTCCATAACGGCTCAACATCTCGGTATAGCCCACTTTCTTACATTCTATCGAACGGTTGATCTTTTCTTTCAAACCATCCGCACCCATCATATACCAGGCACAACTGCGTTCGGTGGCATTCCACAAAGCCTTCAGCTCAAGGAACGCCTCATACTGCAAATCCCCGGCCTCGTCCAAAATAATAAGCGGATTCTCAATGGAACGGAGGTAATAAGTCAAATCCTCGTATACATCGCTATATTTACCTTTGGCATCCACTCCGAACTCCGCAGCTATCTTACGCACCAGCTTCAGCTTAGTCTTCACCTGCGAGCAGTCGATATACACGGCATTCTTGTGGTTCTGCACATAATACCTTGCGGTAAAAGTTTTTCCGATGTTTGGAATGTCGCATAGGATAGCCGACAGGCTCGACTGCTGGGAGAACTCCAGCTGGGCGGTTATATACTCGAACGTGGCGGTCTTGGCAACCTTCCACTCCATATCGGCACGGAGGCTCACACCCAAACGACGGGCTATACTTATCCAGTTGGCATCACTAAGAGCCTTGTCCGTCTGTCCGTTCTTAATGGCACTGTACACCGATGTGCTGATGCCAAGGGAAGCGGCGTGTTTGGCGTCACTCGGATAGTTCGCACGGTTGGCGGCTACCGCTCCCAAAATCTTCTGTTTTTGCGCTTCTGTAATCATAATTCAAACGCTGTTATAATGTTATTCTAATCGTATTCTTACATATCTCCAATAGCCATTGCCGCCATATTGGTCGGCTGCCATTCGTAAGCTTCATCGGGTTCTTCAGGAACAGGTGCCGTAGGTAATACAAGGCTTTCCGTTTCCTCATCTTCTTCCTCACGTTGGACCGGTGCCACACCTACCTGACCGATAGCGTTATCACGTACCCATTTGTCAAAGTGACTCATTATCTTTGCCTGTTCCGTATAAGCTGCCTTATCTTCTTCGGTCTGTTCCGCCATTACACGGCTATAAGTCACAACCGGGCGCACCTTGTCGATGTAGCGGTCATTCTGATACAGGAACACATCAGTCGGTTTGCCTTCCTCATCCGGCAAATAGAAAGCCGTCACCTTGCGGTTATTAGGCTCCAACTTCTCAAGAACCTCCGGACCGCTCAGCCACCAGTCAGCGTACGCCACACGTACCGTACTGTTCCGTCTCACGCTTGTTTCCACCCTCTCGCCGATATAACGGCTCAGGGTCAGTTTGTCAAGCGGGCGCAGAGTCGGGTTGATCCTCGCCACAAGCACGTCCCAGCGGGTCATGCCCGGATATTTCTTCTGGTTGGGGTGCAGCGTGTTGTTCCATTCAGCACAATCCCTGCGGTCATCTGCCACAAGTTCCTCAAACGTATAATATTTCCTATCCTCGTAGGTATGGTTCCCACTGTCGCTGATTTTCTTCTGATCCACACGCCGTGCCCCTTTACCGTACCAACGACCCACCCCTTCATGGTTCTTATGGGCGATGGTAGTCTTGAACGCACCGTTCAACGGCTCAGCATATTTGTCCTGAGAGTTCAACGGTGCACAAAAACGCACAAACTTGAACACCTCACCGGCTTTCAGGAAGCCCTCCTTGTACTTGCTCATCAAATGCTGCTCCACCTCGATACCGGCAGGCATCCCCCACCCGTTACGCTCAATCAGGCGGAACATATCCCGGAAACAGGCAACCACAAGGGCTTCGTCTTTATCACGGCCGTAAGCAAGCCCCACACGGCACTGGCTTACCACATCGTAGGCATAATAAGCATGTACGTATTCACCACCCTTCATGCGACGCGGAAGATCCACGTCATCCATCGTAATCTGGGACAAGGAGAACTCTCCACTGTGGCGGTGCATGTGTGGCATTTGCTCGTGGTAGAATTCCGACCACCCACGACGTTTTTTCTCTATGAGTACCTGGTTGGCCGGCTTGTTCAAGATGTTGCGAATGGTACTTTCGCTCAGTTCTTTCGGATCACCGTTCTTATCCGTAAAATCGTTATGGTTGAATATTTCCCCGGTTTCCAAATCCCATACCTCCAACTCACCGCACACAAAGGAGATATACATCTCGTGTACGTCACTGCCATAAGGCTGGTTCGGCAGCACCGTGATGCTCAGCACGAGACGCTCGGTCTTGTAATCCACTTTCCTCGCACACTGGTTACCGAACTTTCCACTGATAAGGCACTCATAACCGTACTGCTTGTACTCGTTCACCTTCTTTCGGAAACGCAAGGTACTCGCCGGCAGATCATGCCCGAACTCTTCGCGCAGCGTCTCAATGGTAGTAGCCATCATGCTCCAATCATACTTCTCTCCCATTAACTTTCGATAATCACGACTACGATTGTACAACTTGATACAAGTATTCAGTACTGAAGCATTTATCGCATACTTTCTGGCAAGCTCGTCAGAAGCCTTATCGCTGGACTGCCGGGCAGCCCAATCCATAAAGAAAGCGACGGCAGCCTGATCAAGCTCGTAATTCGATATTATCCAGCCACGCAAAAGCACGGCATTGCCACCAGGATATTTCTCCTCGACTTTTTCTTTGTAAGAGGTAGGCAGACTATCAATAACAATCAAAGCTCCATTTCCTTTCGCTCCACCACCACGACGTGCTACCTTTATCCGGCCACTGGATGCCATATACTTGTAATTCGGAACAGTCATTATTCCGCCATCAACAAGTTCACGAAACGATATGCAAAGTTTGTTATCGAAAAATTCCATACTCACACCTCCTTATTTCAATGCGGCCGCAAAATTTTGGATGCTGTCTATATTGGAAAATGTCACATTATCATAATGTCTCACCTCTTCCCCTTTATAAGTCACCACACCCGTGCTGTCGTTTTTACTGATCTCTAACAATGCGCCGTTCGGAAAATATTGGCGTATCACGTTATCATGGTCGTGTAGTGTCTCCATAACCGGAGCCACCGCCATTACAATACCACCACGCTCACGGGCGGCCTTCTGGATCCTACGGATGGTATCCGTATCCTGTTCAAAACGCAGGGCTTTCCAAACCGTCACGCTGCTTACGTTGAAAGCCTTGGCCAAAAACTGGCGATCCTCACTTGTTACATGAATATACTTCTTCATATCTCACTTGATTTTAATATCCTAATTCGTTATATTTGTTGCGTTTTAAAAAAATAACCGACTTATGCCTCAAAATCCGACATCACTGCCTTTCTTGGTATCTTACGCTGATACTCTCTCATCAGCGAAGAGCAGACCTCTAATCCAAACAGCCCTGACAGCGATTGCATCTCTTCAAGAAATTGACTGCGTGTGTATCGACAACATAACGCTACCTGACGATATTGCAGAAGCCGGCGCTCGACTTGGAGCATACACGACAGCTGATCTTGTCTGGTTCCACTTCTCAAAGCATTCACTAATGACGCAAAAGGTGTTCGAGAAAGCCGTTCGCGGACTCTTTGCTCATAGTCAGTTGGGAAGCCCGGTATGGGTGTTTCTTCTGCCGGAGAAATACCGACATCTTTACCCTTCTCCATGGAATTGATTGTTCTTTTCATAAGTCACTCATTTTAGTGTCTATATCAGAGGGAGTCCAGGGAATCGAACCCTGGCGCAAGAACCATACACTCCCGTGTGTCTTTCCACACCGCCACCCGTCTCTTAACGCCTTCCGGGTTGTCACGCTCGGTTTTCCGTTATCCTTCAACACTTTCACCTTTCTCTATAACTTCAAGAAGCATTATAAACTTCTCACGTACAGACTGCTTCATCTCCAGTTCTAATGTATGCGCCAGATTTGAAGCTGCACTGGTACTGTTCCTGCGAATGCTTCCGGAAAGAAGACTGTCAGTCAAACTGCTTATCTTGTTTTCTATAAACAACTTTGCTTCCTCATGACTGCCAACGGATAAAACCGTTTTCAAAGCGCGGTAACAAGCAAGCTCTCGTTGTGTTTTGTACATCTCTTCAGCATACCAGCAAAAGAAGTGTTCATAGTCCTCGTTCATCTCTTTGGTGTACTTGTCAGCTTGTTGTACCAAAGCGTCTATATGGTTCTTCACAAAACTGAATACAAAATCCCAGCAATCCATTTTCTTATTTTCCATAATCTCACTTATTTAAATTCGTTTATAATCGGTTTCAAACTCACGCCGTAGCAGCTCATCAAGCGCCGGATGAGATTCTTTACATAAAAATCGGGAGCGGAAAACACAATCCCGGTCTCTTCAGTGTATCTGAAACTGATACCGTCCATCATCAACACGTAAGCTACTTTGTGCTTCACGCTTTGTGTCTGCCATTCTTTGATTTCTTCGTTCATTTTCTTTAAGTGCTAAAATTCGTTATTCTCGACCTTTTTTTGTATCTTTGGTCGCTCGTTAATTTCTTAACTCGATGCAAATATAATACGCATTTGCGAATAAACAAAGTTTTAAGAGTTAAATTATTCGCATTTGCGAAAATAAATTCAATGATGAGTATAAACGAACGTTTAAAGACCATTATCGAAGAACAATATAATGGCAATAAAAGAGCCTTTTCTATGGCGATAGGAGTAACACCTACTGTCATTGAAAATGTAGTTGGTAGCCGTCAAGGAAAGCCTTCATTTGATGTACTTGAAAAAATATGCGCAAATGCGAACATTTCACCTGATTGGTTATTAATGAATAGGGGAAAGATGCTTTACACATCCCCACAAGACAGTTCTGTTACCACCAAAAGCCAGGTAGCTTCTGCCAATTTATCTCCAGATATGCTCACAGAGCTTCTCAACCGTATCACAGAACAAGCAGCTGAAATAGGCCGTCTCAAAGAACAAATTCGCCAAATGAATCTTGAAAAAGGGAAACCTGCATCGGATGCGTACACTTCTGGGAATGCAAATGTAGGGTAGAGCGTACTTTTACCATCCGGAGAACATGAAACGTTACCCTGTGGGTACCCCCGATTATACCTTCAGACTCCCCTCTCTCGGTATTCCCCCTCCATCCACCCCATATAATCGCCCCAAAAGGACTGATAATCCGTTATATAATAATGTATACTTTTTATAGGTGATGGTTTTTAGGGTGGGTGTATCAAGGCATATTTTACACCTATCATTCAAAAAACCATATTTTACCATACTTCCAACTACCCCCTCTCAAAACCGTGTTTACTAACCCCAGTTCTTATAAAAACTAACCCCACTTTCTAACCCCAGTACTATCCCCACCTCCAAAATTGCCACTCCAAGTGTTAGGACAATCATCACTTCACTCGCCACTTTGAGACACAAAAAAGGAGACCATAAGTCTCCTCTACAAGAATAACTGCCGAATGGTGATTTTCTTTCGTTCTAATGCCATTCTAATCTATTCACCTACTCTCCCCTCCTACTCCCTGAAATAAGCGTAGATTGCTTGATTATAGCCCTTTTAGTGCATACTGTACCATTACCGGACAGACCGGCATGTAACAAATAATTCTTGGTCGCACCCACCTGTTCTGCCGTCAAAACCGTATAAACAGCCGAAATACTACTAAAATACCAATCTCTTCGCTTTGTTCCGTCTATTCCGTGCGTCAAATGCACATGTATAACCTTTGCCATATCAATATATTTTGCGGAGCAAATATACCAAATAATCATTATATGGAATATTTTAGAAACATATAATCCAAAACAAGGCATAAAAAAAGCGGCATATAACCGCTATCTTCCTATCCTACTTACACACCATGTAAACCTCATGTAAGCTCATTTAAAGCAATCGCCAAACCTATGCAGCCGAAACAGCCCTCCACGTAAACAGAAATTAAACCTGCGTAAACGTTTCGTTTTGCGGGAGTTCCTTCTATCTTTCCCCGTAACCTATTGTATTATAAAGCGATGTGTCGTTTTATTCAATATATCGTTTTATACGCTTCGTTCTGTGCCCCGTACATAGCCCAAATAGGAATTCATCACTGAAGAAATATTTCCCTGTTCTTTCAAATCCAAAGCCTTCCGGAAAAAGCCCAGCGCTTCATCATCTTTATTCAATTTATGCAGAATATATCCATAAAGATTGTAAACGTTTGATTGGTCATAAAAGTCATTCTGCACCATGGTGAACTCCGCCTCCTGAATATATTTCAATGCTGTATTATAGTCACTCTTCAAATAATACATATAAGCGGTATTGGTTGAACCACTATAAATCAGATAAGGATCTTTCCGTTCATGTCCCAGTTCATAACATTCAAGGGCATATTTCAATCCTGTGCTATCATTTTTTAAATAATAAATACCGGCAATATTAGAAAGTAAAATGGAATAGAGTCTGTCATAATGACAACGTCTTGCAGCTTCAACTCCTTTGAAGAAATAAGTAAGTGAACGATAATAGTCTTTTTGGACATTCGATGCATAAAGTCCCAGACCATTATATACGGAACATAAGGCGGAATCATTTTTATTACTTTCACCTATCAGCCTGGCCTGCCCTAAATGACTATAAGCCTCCTTTACATTTCCCTTCATCATATGGGCCTGCCCCAGACAAATATGAGAATAAATTACAGCGCCATTGTAATCCCGTTCATTATAACCCATCTCAAACAATTGTCGACCATAAAAGATAGCCTGATCATAATCTGCTTTATTCAGATAGAGAAAACTAACTTTCCGAAGCGCTTCTTTATCTTTAGGATACTTTTTCAGATACTCCAACTGTACATTAATGGCATTATTTATTTCTTCTTGCGCCTCTGAAACAACGGGCAAGAGTCCCAATAACATTACAACCACCCACAGTTTAAGCATCCTCATTCCTGTCATTCTTCCTTTTCTTCTTTCCGCATACTGAACTCACAGCCACAATATTGCTGATTATAAAAATTATATTCCTTAATGATAGCAATGCGACGCTCGCTCAATCCACCTTTACGCCAGTTCTGTTCCCAATAAGTGACATCCGGATAAGGGGCCGTAGCATATCGGCCCGCTTCCTCTATCTGCTCTAAACTTTTCCAACGGCTGGAAGCAAGCGTAGTAGTGATAACCGGGAATCCATGTTCGTGAGCATAACGTGCGGTTTCCTGCAGTCGCATCTTGAAACAACGCAAGCAACGGCCTCCTCTTTCAGGCTCTTGCTCCATTCCTGCCATTCGACAACGCCAGGCATCATGATCATAATCGGCATCTATAATTTCCAATCCCAAGGATTGGGCGTACCGCGTACATTCGTCCTTGCGGATAATGTATTCCTCCAACGGATAAATATTGGGATTACAATAATAGATAACCGGAGTGACACCATGCTGCATCAAGCACTCTATGATGGCTGATGAACAAGGAGCACAACAAGTATGAAGCAACACCTTGTCGGCTCCTCCCGGAACTTCAAGCTGGAATTTCTTTTTCATACGGCAAATTTAATAGATATTTGCCATACTGACCAACGGTTCGTATAATTTTTCTATATACACATTATATGCTGCAAAGTTTTACCTCCAACCCACTTTAAACTCTTTGATATAATAAGAATTAATAATTAAAGATAATTCATATCTAAATTGGTATATTTGAATCAATGAAAACAACATAATTGAGAGGATACAGATCACTATCTTTTTAAAAAACTTCTTCAGATTGAAGAGGGAGAAATAAGAGGGGTATTAGATAACATAATAAAACTCTTACAAAGTATCAGTTATATGTTTGCTCTCATATCCTATGAAAAATGAAAGAAGAATGGATAACATCTGAGAGCATGGGCAATTATTCAAAAATATACCAACGCATTACATCCGGAGTTAAGACTTCTAAAATTTTAATAGAATGGACAGAGAAGAATATCTTGAATTAGTTAAAATGAATACTGGAATAGAAATAACATCAGTAGAATCTTCTAATATAGAAGGTATTGGTTACAACGTAAAGAAACATCATCTATGGGTATCTTTTAAAAATAACAAAGTATACCGATATGATAAAGTTCTAAAGAGCAACTCAAAAGATTATTAAAAAGTGAATCTAAGAGGTAGGTACTTAAATTCTCATATTAAAGATCAATACAAAACTAGTGGGTATGAACTCAAAAACGAATCATCTTTTACTTCCATTTTCTATATTTGGAGTTTCTCTTCTGGGTCTTGTTCTATTAAACAATGAACCTAGGAGGGTAACTCCTCCTTATATAAAGGAGAGCAGAGAGGATTCTATCAAAAGGGTAAAACGATATAAAGAAGAACTTAGAAGAGATTCTATATTCTTTGCTAAAGTAGATTCAATTAAATTACTAAGGGATTCACTTAGAAATCAAAGAATCTATACCTATATCTTGAAAACTACTATCACACCAGAAAACGTAATAGTTACTGCAAGGAAATCTGGTTATCAACAAATAACTTTAGATACTCATTATACCAAGCCACAATTATATTACTTGGTATTTACTTCTACCAAACAAATGTCAATAGAAGAGGCATCTGCTTATGCCGATAGGAATCCTGATAAAGTTACTAAGCTATCACAACAACAGTATGATCAGAGATTTGGTAATCAATCATCAGAATATGATTTCTATCTTGATAACCTAGATTCTTATTATGATGACCCAGAAAACCTAGATGAGAACCCAGATGAAATTTTTGATTTCTTACTCGACTAGGGATTCTCAGCTAATATGTTATGATTTGCTTTCAAATTAGTATCTTTGAACCATTGGAAACAACGTAAGGATTTGAACGGATGCTCAGAGTTGAGTTGTGATTTGCTTTCAAATTAGTATCTTTGAACCATTGGAAACAACGTGTAAAGGCATGGGAAGACGAGTTAACACGTTGTGATTTGCTTTCAAATTAGTATCTTTGAACCATTGGAAACAACGAAGTTCGGTCGTTCAGATATCGAACGTTGTTGTGATTTGCTTTCAAATTAGTATCTTTGAACCATTGGAAACAACCTGCAGCAAAGTTAAAGGATGGAATATTGAGTTGTGATTTGCTTTCAAATTAGTATCTTTGAACCATTGGAAACAACCAGGAACAAGTGTATATACAGTATGGACTAGTTGTGATTTGCTTTCAAATTAGTATCTTTGAACCATTGGAAACAACTGGAAAGCGAAACTAAGTCGTTTACAACCAGTTGTGATTTGCTTTCAAATTAGTATCTTTGAACCATTGGAAACAACTGGAAAGCGAAACTAAGTCGTTTACAACCAGTTGTGATTTGCTTTCAAATTAGTATCTTTGAACCATTGGAAACAACGACATTCTCGAGTCGCTGTGCCTGTTACAGTTGTGATTTGCTTTCAAATTAGTATCTTTGAACCATTGGAAACAACCTGGTGAACTATGTTACCAGGATGCTGTCAGTTGTGATTTGCTTTCAAATTAGTATCTTTGAACCATTGGAAACAACATTACAATTGGTGGTGTTAAAGTGTTGAACGTTGTGATTTGCTTTCAAATTAGTATCTTTGAACCATTGGAAACAACTGTCTAACTTAACGGCCAATTTATCAGAGCGTTGTGATTTGCTTTCAAATTAGTATCTTTGAACCATTGGAAACAACCTTCACCTTCATCGAAAGTTTCACCCTTTGTTGTGATTTGCTTTCAAATTAGTATCTTTGAACCATTGGAAACAACTATCGTACCAATACCCATAATAAGCGCACCGTTGTGATTTGCTTTCAAATTAGTATCTTTGAACCATTGGAAACAACTATGTACATTCAGTTATTCTCAGGGTGAGAGTTGTGATTTGCTTTCAAATTAGTATCTTTGAACCATTGGAAACAACTCAATGTAAGTAAGATCTACTATGCTGATGGTTGTGATTTGCTTTCAAAT